GGCGTGGCGAAGTCGGCCCCGGTGCGCATCACGGAAAGCGAACTGATGAGGTTGTTGAGCCATGCAGACTGATCGCCATTCTCACCCGCTGTGGAGCAGTTTGAAGGAGGATTGTCATCTCCTGGAGCAGGGAGGCATGGCGGTGGCTGTGGGAATGGATTCTGGGGCGGGGAAAAAGTTGGCGTTGCGGCCGGGTGGGCGGCCGATTGGCGGGAAAGCTACCACACTGGATAATGTATCTAATGGGTTACGCGCTAAGTGTGTTGCTTCTCAAGCGTTTACGAATGCTTGCCACACTATTGGTCACACTTCTATGACTTCGACCAGCTCATTTCAAAGAGGGGGGGAGGGGGTCGTCGAGCGCTCGGGCCGCGCTTCTCTCAATACATTGTGCCAGCCAAAAATTATTCACATTGCCGTGGCCGTCGTTGGTTTGGCTGGGCGGGCGGGGTGGAAACACTTGTTGCTCTGCCGGGAAGTGGAGTCGGGCGCGATTTGCAGCGTGCGGGTCACGAGATCCGGCCATGCCTGCGCTCCCTTTGTCGCGGGTGCCATTCTGAACTGCCTGCCCGGCACTGACACCGATTTCGTGTTTGACGGTCCGGCCCGAAAAAAAAGGGCGCGGCGGACACTCAGCCCTTCACACCCATGAGCACTCCAACAGAACTTCATTGCCCGCAGTGCCTGCTTAGCCACTGCACCGACGGCCGAGAGACTGACTGTCCCGGCCCGGCTGGAATGGTGCCAAAAAAAGAAGGGAGTGCGGCGTGCATGGATGGCGCTTCCATGAAGATCCTCACGACGATGGGGCTGCGCATCCTTGAGCTGGAAGACCTGATTGTGCGGGCGGCCGACATGGAGAGCGATGACTCCGTGCACCTCGACGTTCTGCGTGAGGCTCGCCGCATCTTGGGCAAAAAAAAGGAGGCCGCGCGATGAGCACCCAGGACAAACTCATCGAGGCCAGGCGGCTTGTGTCGGAGGCGCAGCGGGAAGTGACCGACGCCACAGGCAAGACCGCGCTGCTTTACGCCACCAGCGAACTCAACACGGCGCTGGCTGTGCTCAACCCCCACTTGCCCACCGACCGCAAACCGGTGCGCGATCCCTTCAATTGCGACCTACGCCGATGAACTCCCTCGAAAGCAAAATGACCCTGCCAGTGAACTTGCGCGTGATCATCTGCGAAGTGCGCGACAACGGACAGATGTGGCCGCTCGGTCAAATTGACATCCGCACGGATGACCACGCGGCCTTTTCCAGCGGAAAAAAGAACGCGCCGCTGATGATCGCGCCGCTGGAAAAAGCGCACGCCGCCGTGGTCCGCCAAGCGGCAGCGCTGGCCGCACAGCAGACGATTCAGCAGCTCGGCAAACCGGAGAATTCAACGCAGCACGACTTTTGATTTATGCCCACTGACACCACCATTTTCCGCACCCAGCACACGGCCACGCCGACGCGTGACGACGAGGGCAAGCTCAAGAAGTTGCGAACCTGGAAGCATTGGCGCAAGTATGGCCTGCGTGGCGATGCGCTGCAAAAGCGCACGCACATGTCGCTGAAGGAAGTCCGCAAATGGGCGGCAGATCTGAACTTTGACCTGGAGGGATTGGCCTGATGAGTGACGCACGCCTGTCCTGTGCTTTGCCAGGTCATCCCAAAATGAAAAAACTGGTGCATCGCCTGCATGAGGCGGGAGCCTGGGGTTTCGTGAGGTTGGTGCTTTGGGCGAGCGAGAACCGCACCAGCGGCGATCTGGCGGGATTGACCGACGAGGATATCGAGCTGGCGGTGGACTGGCATGGTGATCCTGGCGCGTTGATTGCCACTTTGGAGGCGGTGGGTTTCCTCGATGGCCCCGAAAAAAGCCGGGTGATTCATGACTGGTTGAAGCATCAACCCTATGTTGCCGGTGCTGAAGATCGCTCTGCCACGAGCCGATTTGCTGCGCTGATCAAGCATCGCGGGCTTGAGGGCGCGATTCAAAAAATGCCTGATTTCTACGAGGCTAACAAATATCGCTACCAAACACCTACCACCGGCAGCCAAAACACTGCCAACGGCATGGCAACGGCAAGCAAAACGTCTGCCCCAGTTCCAGTTCCAGTTCCAGTTCCAGTTCCAGTTCCAGACCAAGAAGGCGCTGACGCGCCGCCACCGGCTGATGAGCTATCGCTGGAAGACGAGGGAAAGCACAAGACTCAAGACGAACCGCCGCCACAGAAAAAAAAGAAAGGGGCGGCGAGGGAACGGAACGAATTGCTGGATGTGCTGGCCGTGGTGGGCGGCGGTAATGTGGAGACAGTGACGCGGGCCATGTGGGGCGAGGCGGCCAAGGCGCTGAGCGACATCAAGGTGGTGTGCGTGGATGTGACGCCGGAGATGATCGGCAAAGCGGCGGAGGCTTACCGGCGGGAATGGCCCAAGGCTTCGCTGAGTCCATCGGCCTTGGCAAAGCACTGGAGCCAGTTTGCGCCCGGCGCGAAAAAGGAAGGCGGGCGCACAGCGCAAGGCGTGGCGGAGCCGACATGGAACTGGCGGCGGGTGGCGCGTGAACTGGGCTTGTGCGCAGAGAATTGGGCCATGCTGGAGCGGGCGGATAAAATCAAAATCCTGCGCAAGCAGATGGAGGGCGTGAGGCCATGATGACCAACGAAGAATTGCAGGAGCAGGAAAAACGAGAGCAGGAGGCTGCCAGCCGTGATGTGCGGCTGAATGTGGCGCTGCCATGGTCGAAGGAATCCGAGGAATGGATGCTGGGCATGCTTCTCAATGCGCTCGACCTGGATCAAATCGGCGAAGTGTGGCAGGCGCACGGCCGGCGGCTGCGCAATGACCTGTTTGAGCATGTGCATAATAGAACGGTGTTCCTGCTGATTGAAGAACTGGCGGTGTCGGGCCAGCGGGCGGACGTGGTGACGTTCACCGGGCGGTTGCGGCATCGGCAGGAGCTTGAAATGGTGGGCGGCGCGGCGCGGATTTCTGATCTTTACGCGCAAATGCTGCCTGCCACGCCCGCGATGATGGCGCATCACATCGCCATGCTGGAGGAAATGAGAGCGAGGCGCGGCATGCTGAAGGCAGCGTGGTCGATGGCAGCAGCGGCTACGGACACGACGCAGGCGTGGAAGGCGGCAATCGAGAAGGCGGAAGGCGACCTGTTCAACCTGCATGAGCAGAGCACCAAACGCGGCACGCGGCACATCAAGGAAGTCGTCAACGAAGTGGTCACAGAGATTCAACTGGCTTACCAGAACAAAGGCCACATTGCAGGCGGTGTGCAGCTTGGCTTCACCGATCTTGATCGTGTGATCATGGGACTCAAAACGGGCTTGTTTGTCATCGCGGCGCGGCCTTCACGCGGCAAAACGGTGCTGGCCTGCCAGATCGCGCTGAACGTGGGCACGGGGCGCGGGCATTACCACGAGTTCAAACAGGCTCCCATTCCGGTGCTGTTCTTCTCACTGGAGACGACGGACCGCGCTTTGACACGGCGCATGCTGCTGAATGAATGGACGGTGCCCATTTCCAAGGCCCGGGACGGGCTGATGTCGCGGGCTGAGCAGGACAAACTTGGCGGTGCGGTGGCAGAGTTGAAGCGTTCTCAAATCTGGCTGCATGAGTCCTTTGGCATGACGATTCAAGAACTGCGAGCCACCGCCCGCATGCAGATTTCCCGGCTGCCGGAGCGCACGGACGGCCTGCCCAAGTGTGTGGTGCTGCTCGATTACCTGCAACTTCTCAGCAGCAGCTCACGCCGGGCGCAGCAGTCGCGCCAGATTGAGATCGCGGAGATCAGCATGGGATTGAAGCACCTGGCGCATGAGTTTGACATCCCTGTGATCACGCTGGCGCAGTTGAATCGCGATGGCGACAAGGCGCGGCCAGGCATGGCGGACTTGCGCGAGTCGGGCCAGATCGAGCAGGATGCGGATTACATCGGCATGATCTGCGATGCGCCCGAAGAACTGACGCAGGGAGAAGACGGGCTGCCGAGCGAGCAGGAATACATGGGTTTCGACCTCGCCAAAAACAAGGACGGCCCCACGACCACCGATGGCGCTCCGTTGGTGTTCCCGTTTGACAAGAGCATCTTCCGACTGCGCAGCATGGGCGACTCGCTGCTGAGCAACAACACCCGCGATTACCAGCCAGGCTATGCCAAGAAACCCAAGGCCAGCAAAAAGGAATCCGGCAAAAACTGGCGCGACAAGTCCGCGCCCGCCGGTGCCAGCCTGGCCGATTTTGACGACTGATTTTCAAACCCAAACCAACACCACATCATGCCCAACAAACTCAACACCTACATCGACCCGCTGAAACTTCAGGGGGCCGTGCTCATGAATCTCAAAGACAAGAACGGACAGCCGACTGAATGCCTGGTGATCCCGCTCAAAAATTCGCGCATTCGACGCTCGGAGAAAACGGGCAGGCTGGGTTTGTCGATGGATCATGTGCCGAACAGGGACGGCAAAGATGATTTTGGAAACACGCACTGGATCAAGGAGAGCACGACCAAGGCGGAGCGTGAAAGTGCCAATCCGCCGGATCTGCCGTTTCTGGGCAATTCCAAGGAGTATGAGGCGGGCGGGCAGCGCACGGCGCGGCCGGCCGGGGGTGCTCTGGTGACGCAGGAGGCCGTGGACGGGCCGCTGAGTGAGGGGATGGAAGATGATGACATTCCCTTCTGATCCGCAGATTGCGCCGATTCCAAACCGATTTTTCAAACCTGATGTTTATGACTGAAACACTGACCACGACGGAGCTTGGGTTGACTGTGCCGGTCAAACCCGGTGAGGAATGGCGCGAGCACACGGCGGAGCGGTGGAAGCTGCGCGATCCTGAAGGGTTTGAGTTTGCGCTTTATTTGGTGCGGGAACTGGGCCTGACCAATAAATCCAAGATGGAGGAATTGGTGAGCCAGCATCGCAAAGCGCGAGGGCTTGAGGGGATTTCACGCAACTCGATCATCGCGCTGTTCAATGATCGGCATGAGTTCAAGCCGGGAGAGATTGACGACATCATCAAACGGCGTTCGGCGCTGCTGTCGGCGGATGCTTTGGATAAGATCGAGGAGCTGCTTTACACGGCCAAGGCTGCCAAGGATCTCGGCGCGGCGGCCATGGCGCTGACGGCGGTTTACAACGTGAAGCAGCTCAGCAATGGCGCGGCCACACGGATCAGCGGTAGCACGCAGGATGGCGTGAAGGCCAAGACCTTTGATGACTTTGTGAAGATGGCTCGAGCTAAACAACTCAAGGACGCGCCACCCGCCGTGGAGGTGGAGACGGTGCCGGTGGCGGGTCGAGAATTGGAGACTGTGAGACGGGGAGAAGAGGAGAACAGATGATTATGCCGAAACGATTCGCAATAATAAGATGACTGACGAAGAAAAACTGGCGTTTGAACTGCTGGCGGAAACGCAGAGGCCGCATGGGATGCTGCCTGCGTTGACGGTGGAGGAGCTGATGGCGCTCGAGGGCGAGGATGCGCTGCGGGCGGTGCAGGCGCGGGCGGAGTGCATTCAAGAGGCGAATGATGATCCCTACAATCACGGCTGGTTCTTCCGCTCGTGGGATGATATTCTGTGGGAGACGTGCCGCCTGCGGGTGGATAATCCAGGGGTGCCGGTGACGTTGGGTATTGGTGGCTCGAATGGCTCGGGCAAGACGATGGCGCTGGGCCGGTTCTACTCGCTGGCGATGGAGCAATGCGAGCCGACGATGCCGGAGCATCAACGCACGTTCTGGACGTTCAGCTTTGATGATGACAAGTCAGCGGAAGTGGTGGAGGCGGCGCTGCGTTTCTGGCAGCCGAATGATTACAAGACGGAAACGGGACGGCTCAAGAAACTGGCAAGCCAGAAGATGGCCTATGATCGGGCGGGAGGATTCACGAACAACGAGTGTCTGGTGATGACCGGGGCGGTGTGTCGCTTCAAGACATGGGCGCAGGACATCGGCAAACTCGAAGGCCCGAGGCCGACCACGGTGTGGGGTGATGAGCAAGTGCCGGTGATGGTGCTGGAGGCGGCGGAGAATCGACTGCTGACCGCCGCAGAATACACGCATGAGTGGATTCCCAAGTGGAAGGAACTGCTGGCGCAGAAAGAGCGTGATCCTGATCTGTGGTTTCCGCGTGATCTGATTGGCCGCGTGATGGTGGCGGTGCAGTTCGTGACTTACACCTTCCGCGATGGTTACACGGAAACGGTGCGCTGGTTCATGGACAAGGCGGTGACCATGAAGGAGATCGAGGCCGATCCTGAACTGCTGCCGCGCTGCGATGACCAGGGCCGTGTTCTGGGTGGTGAGAAGCTGCCGTGCGTGGTGCATTGTGCGCAGCCGACGCGGCGCTTCATGTGGATCTACGCGTGGCAGAATCCGCTGGGTGGCAACTGGGAAGGCATGAAGAAGGCCGAACTTAAAAGCCCGAGGGCGAAGAAACTGTGGAAGTGCTACGGCATCGCCGAAGGCACGGCAGATTCGCCGTTCCCGAACTTCAACGTGCAGGTGCATGTGCGTCCGGTGCCGCAATGGCTGCCGCCTTACGAGCTGGGAACGTGGTGGATGTCACAAGATCCCAACGCCAGCGGTGGCCGCGCGTGGTTCCAACTGTGGGCCTTCGTTCTGGGCGAGGCTTACGGCAAGATGCACCCCGGCGACATCTTGATTGCGCATGAGTATCCGCAGACGAGCGACATCGTGAGCGTGCCGGGCGCGGCGCTTTACACGGGCGAGGATTGCGAGTGGGCGCAGAGCGGTGGCAAGAACGGGCTGGGTGTCAAAGGCAACGCGCAGAAGCAATGGCCCTGCGGTTATGAGTTCCGCGCTGCCGAGATCCGCCGCATTGAGGCCAAACTGGCCGACTGGCAGGGCGTGAAGGACATGAAAGGCCCGCATGAGCGCAGCATGCTGGACATCTACGGCAGACGCATTTCCGACAGTCGCAGCACCAACACGCAGGTGGAAGGCCAGGAGGAAAGCAAGACGATCATAGAATGGATGGAGGACAACCACCTGTATTTCATGCAGGCCGGGGGCAATGCCGCCGCTGACAACGTGCTGAGCGGGGAGCAGAACATCAACAGCATGCTGATGTGGGATCGCGAGCGCGGCGTGATCCAGCCGAACGGCTGGATTGAGTTTGACCCGCAGCACGGGCGCGGCCCCGGCCTCTGGATCGCGCAGCATTGCACCAACCTTATCGGTGCCTTGCAGAACTACCCTGGCTATGCCGTGGCGGGGAGTAGCGGCAGCGCTTGGAAAGACCCGATTGACACTTTGAGGATCTTGCTGGCGGCGAGGCCGGAGCATGTGGGCAAGAGCTGGGCCGTGGAACGCGGCGGAGTGGGCTGATGAATGACAAATGACGAAACCCGAATGACGAATTTGAAAACCAACACGATAAACACCATGCAACCGACACCACCACCCACGAAGAAAACCAAGGCGATTCTGGCCGCTGTCAGTTTGCCGGCCAAACCCGTTGCCGTGCCTGCGGCGACTGAGCCCGAACTGATTTACTGGAGTGAAGTTCTGGAGATCGGCAGGCGGGCGAGGGTGGGAGAGCACACCGCCCGCAAGCTGCTGTGTCTGCCTAGCTCCCCTTATGCCACCGCCAGAATTGTGTTGAAAGGGTGCGGGATTGCGCGTTACAATCGGCGCATGGTGCTTGAGGCGATGGGTTTGGCGGATTCCGCCGGGCCTGTCCGGTGATTGCTTGTTTGTAAACCCGCCTCCTGACTGCCATGACTGACGAAGAAACACTGCATGTGGTTGAATCCACGGAAACCCTGGATGCTTCCTGGGTGGTCGATGAGCTGCAAAGCGCTCTCACCGACATTGGCGATTGGATCACCAACGCGCAAACGCACGAGCGCACGGCGCTGTGCCTGTGGGACGGGCAAAGCGAAGACGGTCAAAAGTGGGCGAAGAACTACGGGCGCAAGGTGTATCCGTTTGATGGCTGCGCCGACTCGCGCGTGCATGTGAGCGGGGCGGCCGTGGATGAGCTGACCATGCTGGAAATGCTGGCGGCGGATTCGGCCAAGGTGCAGGTGATCGCCATGGAAAGCAGTGACGCGGCGGCCAGCAAGCGCGTGGAAACGCTGATGAAATACGAGACGCGGCAACGGTTGCGGAATGAACTCTGGCGCGAGCGCAACTTTGCCAAGCAGATCAAGCACACCTTCGGGCATGCGGTGATGCACATCGGGTGGGAGGAGCGCATGGGCACGGCCCGGGCTAAACTGACCGCGCAGAATTTGACCGATGACCTGACCAATCAACTGCTGGCCGAGGCCAGGGCCGCCGCACAAGATGCGGGCAAGCCTGCGGATGAGCAGGGCGAGGTGCTGAGCCCGGAGCAGCGCATGCTGATTGCCGATCAAGCGGCGGTGCAAATGGAGGAACTGCTTGGGGCGGAGGATCTAAGCCGAGTGGTGAAGATGATCCGTCAACGGCATCCGCTGCTGAGCACGGCGCGGGCGCGGCGGGTGGCGCGTGAGATCGCCAAGGCGGGCGATGATCCGGTGGAGTTTGCCGCGCCGTATCGCAAACCCGGCAAGCCTTGCGTGAAAGCGCTGCTGCCGGGCTTTGATGTGTTTTATCCGTGGTGGGTCTATCGCATCGACGCCAGCCCGTGGACGGCACGCGTGGAGCGCTACTCCGAGCCGGAACTGCGGGCCATGGTGAAAACGGAAGGCTGGAGCCAGAAGGCGGTGGACGCGATGATTACCATGGGGCCAACGGCGGTGGTGGACACGGCAGTGCTTGAGCGCACGCTGCAAAACGTGAGTCATTGGATGTTCAACGAACCGGCGCGGATGACGATGGCGCAGCGCCTCGCCAGCAAGGAGCGCACGATGTATGAAGCACTTCACATCACCGTGCAGACGGTGGATGAGGAAGGTTTTCCAGCCACGCAGGAGATCGTGCTGCATCCGTCTCTGGTGGGCAGTGAACGCCGGGGCAAGGGGGAAGAACTCATTTTCAAGAATGCGCTGGTGGATTACTATTTTGAAGGCGGGTGCTATGTGGAAATGCGGCGCGAGTATAAACCGGCCCGCAGCCTGTTTGAGAGTCGCGGGGTGCCGGAACTGGTGGGCACGCATCAAAGCCTCGTCAAGCGCGGACGGGACGCCAGCATGGACCGCACGAGCTTTGCTACGAATCCCATCGTGAAAGTGAATTCTCGCCGGGCCGGCAGCGGCGCACGCTGGGATTACGAACCGGGCAGCAAACTGAGCATCGGACCTGGCGACGTGGCCGAATACATGCAGCCGCCCCGGCTGGATCAAGGCACGCTGCTGGACGAAGGCGCGATTCGCCGCGATGGCGCGAACCTGCTGGGCCTTTACCATGAGGAACTGCCGCAGGCCAAACTGCAAATGCACCAGCAATGGACGGTGACGAACGCGCTGATGGAAGAGCGCGAGATTCTGCTGCGCATTCTGGGCATGGATCAGCAATTCATGGAACCGCTTTATGTCAGCCGGGTCATGGGCAACGGGCCGATGCCGTTTCAGGTCACGCGGGAAGAGATCGCGGGCAGTTTTGACTTTGTGCTGGAGTTCGATGTGAAGAGTCTGGACATGGAGTATCTGGAAAAGCGCTGGAGCGCCTTGAAAGACGCCTTCAGCATCCCCGGCGTGGCCGGGCAGGTGCCCACGGTGCCGGTGGTGAGCTGGCTGCTGAACAACATCGACCCCGGCCTGGCCGATCTGGTCACGGGCAGCCTCACGGAGCGCAACACGCAGCAGGCCGAAGAAGAGAAGGCCGCGCTGGCGATGATGCTCACCGGCATTGAGCCGCGAGTGACGGAAGACATGGATGCCAGCACCCGACTGGCCGCCATTCAGGAGCAGATGCAGACGAATCCGAGCGTGAATGCCGCCTATCAACAGGGCGGTGCTTTCACGGACATGCTGAATGCCCGCATGCAGGCGTTCCAGTTCAGCATTCAGCAGCGCACCGAGAACGCGCAGACGGGACGGACGGGATGGAAGCCGGTGATGGCGGAAGCGGCGTGAGTAGAGTTTACAGTGGTTGACCGTTGTTGACGATGGTTGACGGTAGTTATAAAATCAGAAGCTTATGAATCGAAGATCCTTTTTTGGCAGACTGGCGGCGGCCTGCGCGTTGCCGTGGTTCAAGCCACGCCCGCAAGAGATTTGCCGCACCACGGGAGTGGGTGCCTTTGCATTGCCTGTGCAGAATGTTGAAACCGTGTTTGGCACGGTTCAAGTGCTGCCGAATCGCTACCTTGTCGACACTCAGGCAGTGCTGGCAAAGATGAAGCGTGATCTGGAAATGACGCTGCTTTCAGATGATCCGAATCCGCCTGGCTGGAGTCAGGAAAGGCTGGAACGAATTGAAGAGCTTCGCCAATCTTACACACCTGGGTGGCTGCTGCCGAATGACCAGCGGGCAGGAGTGCCCGCGCTCCCTTCCCAATCATGACCAAGTCTAAGACCAAAAAGAAACCCTTATTTCTCATCGAGACCTGCCTGGAAACCGGCCCGATGACGGACGCCGAGATGCGCGAGGTGCTGGCGGACACGCGGGAGCGGGGGGAGATCCGGGCCGTGATGAGCTTGCTTGAGTGCTACATTGCCGAGGCGGGCGCGGAGGCTGATGCACGCGGGGTGGAAACGCGGGTGCGGGATGAAGCCTGCGGAGCGCGGCGGATGTT